GAAAGCTGTGGTAGTATAACACCGTTGTCCGATATGAGACACGCGCCGTTAGCTCAGCTGGATAGAGCGTCTGGCTACGGACCAGAAGGCCGGGGGTTCGAATCCCTCACGGCGTACCATTGAGCGCATATCCGAACCCTACATTGTGTGGGGAACGGTGTTCGTTCAAACAAAAAGACACTCCTTACCTTAATCGGTAGGGAGTGTCTTCTTTTATTCTTCGCCGGAATACCCGTTCGCTCTGGCGCATTTCAGCGCACCCAAGATCATCTTGTCCTGAGCCAGCGTTCGTTCTTTCAGCTCATAGAGTGGAGTGCGGCGATGATCGTCCCATTCAATGAGCTGCTTTTTGTCATGAACGACCTGACCCTCATAGAGATTGATAACCTTGTCGAGCGTGATTTCTTTCAGCACTTGCATTTTCTCACCCCTGAGCGTCCTCGTCTGAGGTTTCTTTTGACTTGACCTTAATGCCGTACAGAATGGCAAGTTCGGCAGTCCAAGCCGCAAACCAGCCGACCGTCAATTCTGTGTCAACCGTGTGACCGCAGGCGTTCAAAATCAGAACCACAACGGCATACCAAGTCAGATTGAAGATGGATAAGATCGTGAACTTCGTGCGCTTTCTCATTCTTTTCTTCTTCGGCTTAGGTTGCACTCGTTTACCACCCATAGGAAGCCCTCTCAGCGGCTCAGGAAGCGTTCATGCACGAAGCCAGTATAATTTACCCTCTTGTGCGAGAACGCCACATAGAGCCATTTAACGCCGTTTACAACGGTGTAGTAGCCGTAGTTCTTGACGGTGGTTCCCTTGGGGATTGTCACCAGCACTCTACTGTCTGTCCCGGCAGCGTCACGAACATTCAGGCCAGCACCAGCGGTCACGGTGTAAGTGCCTGCCACAGCCTTATTGAAAGACCGAGCAACACCCTTCGCCTTGACCTCGGTGGTAGGAACGGGCTTGACCGTTTCGGGCTGTGCGGGGGTCACGGTTTTGTCGTAGGTCACATAGGGGAGGTGTCCGTGCTTCTTCCACATACGGGTATTGTACCCGTTCTTCTTCCCGATATTACCGACAGCGGTGATCTGCACATTGTTCGCCCAACGAGGGGAACACTCGACTGCCAGACCGTTTCCGATATACACGCCGATGTGTCCCGTAGTCCACACCACTTCGCCGGGGTCAACCTTGTCCCACCCGGAAGCGGAAGCGTCCTTACACCTCTTAATCATAGTGTCAGCACCCTCGTCAGGTACGCTGTTAGTGGCGTACTTCGCACCACCATAGGACTTGGTTTTATCACCAGTCCAGCCCCACAGAACGGCTTTGATAAGGTTCACACAGTCAAAGCCGAAGGTGTCAGGGGTCGCCGCCATAATCATAGAGGTACGAGCTGCCGCCATGTTGTAGGGGTGGTTTTTGATATACCGAGACTTGTTTGTGTCGGTCAGCGGCGCACCAAAACAGCCCATGACATACAGGGTCTTGTAGTGCTTGGCAATATCAACGACCTTGGCGACCAGTTCACTTGATTTCATCATAGCTCTTACCCTCCTTGGTAGCGTCCAAAATGGCCTTGAACTTCGTAAATGCTTCTGTGATGTACTTGCAGGACACCATGAGTACCGCACCAATAATCACCAAATTGCTGAAAATATCCACATACTCAGTCGGAATTTCCCACCCGACCATATCCGCAAACAGCGGCAGCGTAGTAATAGCGACACACAGCAGGGTCAGACCGCAGACAAAAGCGGTGATCTTCAAGCCGGAGTTTATCAGCTTTTCCTTGCTGAACGGTTCCAGCAGGACTTTGATGTTGTAATACAGAGAAAAGGATACATTGGAAAGGTAGGCACACAGAAAAATCAGCATAGCCCAGCCAATGTTCGTCAGGTTATGCAAAATGGTTTCGAGCATAATTTTTACCTCCAATTTTTAATTTAGGTGAGTTAGGTGAGTAATCGGGCGTTTTTCCTATAAACTCCCTCTTATACACGCATACTAAGAGAAAGTTATAGGGATTTTGACCCGATTACTCACCTTTATCACCTTACTTTCGGGTCATGCAGGCTTGTGAAAGCCCTCCAAATCCTCGATACGGTGGTTGATGACCTTGATCTGTTCTTCAACCACAGGCACACGCCTTGCGAAATTGTTGTGTTCCCGCACTTCACGGGTCAGTTCGTTCAACTTGGTTTCGATGACCGCCTGCTGCTTGTCCAGTTTTGCGTCAACCTTGCTGGCAGACTTGCCGGACGAGTAGATGATACCAAGCAGGCTCAGACCACCCGTGATAATAGCGACCAGAATTGCGTCACTCATGTCCTTTCCCCTTTTTTACTTGCCGGTGTATTCTTCCCAGCCAGCAGGATAAGCGTCCGGGGAATACACATTTCCGTCAATCAGACTGCGGTACAGCTTGTCGTTGTAACTCACGATGTCACCCTTGTTGTAAGCGTCATGAGCGCCTGTTGGCTGAGTCCACACAGGGTAGCCGGAGGGGGTCAGGCCAATCGGCGTGTAGAGAGCGGGAAGTGCGTCAGGCTTCCAATCTGCTTGGGAAGTGTGCGCCTGTACTACCTTGTAGAGCTGCGGGTCGCCTACACCGTTCACACCGTAGGTGAAATAATCACCAACAGCATAGGCATGACCGACCTGATAGGGGTCATAGATGGTTGCAACCACCATCGCAGAGTCTTCGTCAAGGCTTTTGGCGAACATCTGAACAGCCTTGCGGAACTGCTCAGAATTACGAATGTCGTTCGGGTCAGTCAGCAGAGCGGTCAGACTGGAAGCGTAAACGCCATCGTCCACTTCTTCGACCGAAACTGTTTCAGCACCGTCCAGTTCGGGGTGTCCGTTGACATGGTACACGGTACCGTTCAAGGCAATACCCTGTGCATTGTCCTCGACCGTCAGGCCGTAGCAGCCGTTTTCCTGCATACATACCCAAGTTAGATTGCTCACAATGCCGAGAACTGCGTCCTTCTTGATGATTTTATACATGGCTTTTCCAACCTTTCTCGTCCGGGTAGAACCCGTACAATGATTTGAAATATTGATTGGTGCGCTGCCGCACCTTGAAGCTGTGACCTCGCTTCATGTGACCGTTGTAGGAGTCCACGGAACACCGAATGTCAGCCAAGGTCATTTCGCCCCGGTCGAGCTTCCCTCGAAAAGCTCTGAGCTTGTGTCGAACGATTTTTGTTGAGTCTTTGTTCATCTTCCGAACAACCTTGCCGGTCGGTGTGATGATGAACCTCGTTTTCAACCAGCGGTAATAATCTATGAGAGGAACTACCCTTGTCTTCTTCAAGTTCAGTTCCAGACCGCACTTCTCGCAGATGATCTTTAACCCGTCCATACAGAGATACAGGTCATCAATATCAGGGCTGATTGCCACGCCATCGTCCATGTATCGCTCATAGGCTTTGATACGGCAGACCTCTTTGAAGTAGTGGTCGATCATATTGGGAAGCATAAGGGCGTTCGTCTGAGATACCTGACTGCCAAGACCCAAGCCCACAGAACCGAAGTCCGTAACAAAGCTGTTCGCAAGCTCCCTGATTTCCGGGTCATGAAGCCTGCGGTCGGCTTCACGGAACAGCGGCTCGTGTGGAGCTGAGTCAAAGAAGCTGTGAAAATCGTAAAGCAGAACCCCTCCTTCCAGACCGTACCGCCTGTAATGCCGTTGGAGGTAACAGGTCATACGGCGCAGGGCGAAGTCCATACCTCGGTGCTTCAAACTGGCTGAGTTGTCATAGATGAAACAGGCCGAATAGGGATGAACCAAGCAGTAGTCACACAGACACTTTTGAACCGCTCGTTCCGTGATGTGGACTGATCGGATATACCGCTTCTTTCCTCGCTCCATGATGGTGAAAGCATGAAAACCACGGTGCTTGAAGGTTCCGTTTTGAAGTTCCCGATGGGTCTTTGCGATGATCGGAATGATATTGCCGATATACCGCTGAGTTGAGTTTTTCCAGTAGACACCCTTACAGCATTTCTTCCCGGAAAGGTAAAGGTGTCTGAACGAAAAGACTTCATCGAAATCACCACACTCTTTGCTTCGCCGCAGACGAGCTTCGTCCCGCTTGGCTTTCCTGCGCTGATAACGGGCTTCTCTCCGTTCTTCACTTGTCATAGAAGGTTCCCCTCCGTACAGTCTTATTGTCGGGTACGGGTTCTAACTGCTTGTAGTACCAGCCATGAAATGAGCTACCGTACAATCGCTCACCATGCAAGAAGCGTCCGGCTGACTACATCGGACGGGGTGTTTTGGCTTGGTAGCCGGGAACAAGCCCTCCCTCTGCAAAAGGTACTGATTTCGCCCAAAGGGGTTACTACGACTGACCTATGCGAAGTTGCAGAGTCCGAAGGACACGCCATTGGAGTTGCTGGCGTTGTTATTGTTGGCGTTGCCGTTGTTGTTCACATTACAGAAGTTGTTGGTGTTGCCGGAATTAGGAGAACGCTCCCACCAGTTGTTCGCAGAAACGGTAACAATTACAGGGCTTGACCCAATGAAAAACTCATGCCGGGAGGTCTTTATACCTCTCGTGGTCAGCTTTCCGAACCTTGGAGATAAGCTGTGCTTCGTCCGTGATGTACTCTCCAAATTCCTTCATGGCGTGGTCAATCCACGGACATTTTTCAGGGTTTTGGAGAATAGCGTCATAGAGTAAAGTCAGCTTCGGGCTGAGATTTTGAAGGGCGATGTTGGCGTTAATCAGGTGATCTCGCCGCATTTGCGCTTCATGCTGATTGTGCGGGTAGATGTTGTTCGCCGCTCGGACTTCCTCGTGAACCGTGGAAGCCAGCTCGAAGATACGGTTTGTCAGCAGAGGTGCGTATCTTTTAGGAGCCTTGGTGCAGACGGAGAAAGCGTGAAGCTCTAACCGTCTGGCGGTTTCGATGAACTGCATGGAGCTTTCGCCACGCATAGCTTTGATGACTGACACGCCAACATTCCTTTCTTACACCGCCCCTGACGGGGCGGGATTGATGTTGATGAAACCGGGGATTAAACGCAGAAGCCGAAGGACACGCCACAGGAGTAGCTGGCGGTGCCATAGCTGGCGGTGCCGTTGCCGTTCACACTACAGAAGTTGTAGGTGTTGCCGGAACGAGGAGAACGCTCCCACCAGTAGCTCGCAGAACCATTGACCTTCTTAATGGTGCTGTTGCCAGCGGTGTAATACTCGTATTGCTTACCCTCACCAGCGTAAGAATACTGAGTAGCACCAAAGACTTCGATCTCGGACAGAAGGAACAGCTTGTCAGAGGTGGTTTCCAGACCGGAACTGTTGTTACCTACGCTGGTCACTTTGTTGACGAACTTCAACACGCTTTTCAGGTCTGAGGAAAGCTGGTTCAGCAGCGTTGCCATTGTGGAGGTACGCATAGTGGAACCACGCCAGCCGTTCACATTAGTATTGGAGCCGTTCATGGAGTAGGTGGTTTTCAGGCAGTCAACCAACTGGAAGGTAATACCCGCCTTGGTGCGACCGCCATCTGCGGTAGTCAGAGTGTCGTGGTCAAAGCCGATGATCTGCGCCGCATAGGTCACGCCGTTGACAGTAATGTTCTTCTTGTCACCGACCTTCCAGTAGTTCGGAGCCTGACCGAACTTGGAAACAGCGGCGATGTTGTCCCAAGAGGTAGCTTCCAGCGTAGCGCCAACTACAAAGGGATAGACATACACGATACCGATGACTTCCAGCGTGTAAACCTTGGTTTTCTGAGAACCGTTGTAAGTAAACACGATAGTCCAGTCACCCAGCTCGGTCGGGTACAGAGTGGCATAGCCGGTCGAAGCAACCTTGCCTGTCAGAGTTTTGCCACCCCTACTCATGGTGACGGTCGAGCCTGTATCAGCGATAACACGCACCTCTGCGGGAGAACCCTTCTGGCTCAGGGCATACAGAGCGTCATTTACCGTGGGGTCGCTGCCGCTCAGTTCCAGTGCCGACTTGGTGGTGTCGGACAGCAGATTTGCCTTGCTCATGGCTGTGCCGACCACATCACAGCCTGCGGCGTTCAGACCAATGTCGAGGGTGGCGGTTCCGGCGAGAAGCTGCGTGCGCCATTCCTCGAAGGTTGCAGGCATATCGGTAGGAGCCTTGATAGAACGGGACTTACCGTTGCCCTTGATGACAGTATCTTTCATGAAATTTCCTCCTTACTCTCCGCAGTTATACAGACCAACATAAGCGAAAGCGTTCACCGTGCGGTCGATCTTGGAATACAGCTCGGTTTCTACCTCGGTCAGTGTTGTGTCGATGACATACAGGAGATATTCAATGTTGTTTGCCGTGGAAAAAGTGAGATTGTCCAGACTGCTCGGAACCAGCGGTGCGTCCGGGGGAAGCGTGAGCTGCTTTCGGAGAACCGTCAGGTTGTTCAAGTAGGCTTTCACGAGAGATTGGGTGGGCGTATCACCCATCGCCCAATTCGTCTTTGCCGCAACCACCACTGAGGAAGGGTCATACGGAACTTGGTAGATCGGGTCATCAGCGACTCCTTTCTCCGCTCGGTATGCCGCCAACTGTCCGGGGAGAGAAGTCATGCGGTTGGCGATATAGATTACCGCCTGCCCTACACGGTTCATATCCCCGTAATTGTAAGCACCCTTCATACCAGCCATGTACTCGGTCTTTTCCTCAGCGGAAAGGCTCGAAAGCCCTTCCGTGAGGATTTTGTTTTTCAGGGTAAAAACCCTGTCTACATCGGCCTGTGTGCGGTCGTAGACGAGATTATCAATAATACTCATATCAGACCTTTCACCTTCAACTTTCCGCTCAGAGAGCCGTTAAATGTGATCTCGTCCACCAAGATCAATGCGTCCATTTCATCGGTGTAGAGCGTCTGCAAGCCAATCACATCGCCCACTTCCAACTCAGGATTGCCACGGTACTTTGTCTGATAGGTGTTTCTCATTTGCAGATACTTTTTCACCTGATCGGCAAGAGCGGCGCACATCGTATCGTTGGTGATAAGGGGGTTTTCCTCCTTGTCGATTTCTCCATCGAGAGCCACGGGATAGGAAACGACCACCGAGTTCTCAGACAGAGTTTTGCCGGTAATAACTACGGTTTTAGTGCCGGAGGATAACACCAAATCCGCAGCTCTGGCGTAAATGTTGGAGGATACCAACGAACCGCCAGAAACAGAGATAGAAACATCTTGTGCAAGACCAGAGAACTCGACATGAAGCTGAGTTTCGGTGGTCGTTCCCTCGAAAAGTTTGGTGGTATCATTTGCCGCCGTGTACGCATACTTGGCGACAGATACCGCTTTGAGCTGGTCGATCTTTGCGATGGATTGGGAGTCCTTGTCAATCGAGTCAAAATCCAGCGTGAAGTCCGTTTCACGGTAGTAGAGCTTGCTCACCCGCATACGGCGGTACGGCAGGCCACCGTCCATCGTTACCTCGATCTTGGTACAGTCAATCGCCGCTTCGCTGTTGACAAACACCTCCGCAGAAGTAATACCCTTCACAGTCTGCGTGTCCAGCAGCTTCGTCCCGGCATAATACTTCACCCGAATAGAGGTGGGGTACTCGTCCAAGGGGGTATCAAAGCGGAGAGCCAGCACGGGAAGGTCGTGAGAAACATCAAAGGTCTTGGTGAAGGTCGGCTTCGTGGTATAAGTGCCATTTGCCGCAGTCATCGCTTCACTGATAAACCCTCGACCGGAGGGATTGGTGTCTTCGACAATGACCTGATCTCCACCGTCCAGTGTCCAGCGGTTCAGTTCCAACGCCGCATAGGTGTTACCGACCTTATTGCCACGGTCAACAGTGTCCCACTCGCTGTACCACAGATGACCGTTATCCGCCCATACGCCGCTGTAAATACCAACCACAGTCACGCCGAAGGGCTTGATGTGAATGATATTGTCATCGTCTGTAAACAGGCGGCAGCGGCAGGCGTGAGCGATCAGTTGCAGACAGTTCATGTGCGAGTCAATGGGGAGCGCCGCCGTAGTGAACATCTGCTTCAAGGTTGGGTCAATCACCCATGGGTGCGTACCCTGCGCTGTCAGCGTCAGGTCTGCGTCCAAAAGCACTTCCTCAGCCATGTCGTAGAAGTTTTTGGAACCGAGCTTGCTCTTGTAGAAGGTTCCGGTCAGACTTCCAACTAGACCTGTCCCTGTGAAGGTGGCCTGATTTTTGGCGGCTTTCGGTTTGCTGTTCAGCACATACTTGTCCGCTTTCAGCCACTCGACCTTGCCCGTGGGAAGCATATAACCGTATCGGAGAGAAATCGGCGACTTCTTATCCAGATAGGCATAAATGCCTTTCGGGTTATCCGGGTCATAATTGTGTTCATAGTCCAAAAGAACGAACTGCATGGTTTCCTGCGGCAGTCTGCGGGAGAGCGGGTCTACATCGTGAGACTCCTTGATGGAAACAATGTCATCATTTCCAAATTTCTTCTGCACACCGTAGAGAACCTGTTGCAACCGAGGTCGGCGGTACGGAAGGGTGTTCCCCATTGTCAATACGATTTTGTCACAAGAAGCGACCTTCGTGTTGATGACCAACTCTGTCCCTTCTACGGGAAGGGTCAGACTTTCCAATACCGCACCATTCAGGTAGAAATCAACCGTCACGGTGTCAGGCCATTCCTGATAGCGAGTGTCAAAAGTCAGGGTGATGCCGGGGAAGGTATGAGGATTGCTGAAAGCACGGGTCAGCACCGCAGGGGTGGTGAACTTGCCCTCAGCATTACTCATGTGGCTCGAAACAAAGCCGTCATACATCGTCCCGGAAGAAGGAACGATGACCGTATTTCCGTCCAGCGCCCACCGGTTCAGTTCCAACGCCGCATAGGACTCCTGATAATCATATCCGTAGTCCAGCGTGTCGAACTCAGAATAGCTCTGCGCCCCGTTGCTGACCCAATTACCGTCTGTTGCCGCCGCCGTGTCCACCTGAGAGAAGGTGATCTCCACAAAGGACTGCTCACGGAGCAAAGATTTCATCGACAGCTTGTAAGCGTTGCTTACCTGTTTCACGGCTACACCTCCTTAGAACGGTTCGCCGCAGTCAATGATGTTGACTTTGCAGTTGATGTAGTCCGCAGGAAGCCCCGTGTTCGGGTCAAGATGGTACGGGGTCGCCGTGCGGTCGCCGGGGTACATCTTTCGGGTTGTCCAGCGGTTGTTTACCATGTCAGGATAAGTGACCGTCACAAAGAAGTTCTTGTCAAAAATCTGCAACATGGTAGACCACTGTTCCGCTGTCAGATAGCCCCAAAAGAGGTTGTTGAGCTTCTGTTGATCTCTGCCGACCTTCTGACCTACCACAACGCCGTTGGCGTTTCTGGCAGAGTCTACGATAGTGGCAGACAGCAGCTCTAAGCCCCTGCGGGGCTGAGGAAACTTTGTGCCGTTGATTGTAATAAAACTTTGCATTTCCTCAGCCCTCCTTAGTAGGCATTGGCGAACACGCCAGTAGATACTTGCCGACCACGCTTCTCCTTGTAGCGGTCGTAGGAATGACCGATTTCATTGTCACCAATAACAACGGACATATCCTTTTCTTCCACGACATTCAGCAGAGCGTAGATAGCGGCGATCACGCCGTCATTGGCAACGGATACGCCAGCGGAGATACCTTCAACGATCTGGTCATTGTTGGCAACCGCCGTTCTGCGTCCCATCGCACCGACCATTTCCGCACCCGCTTCACGGGCGATAAAGAGCTGTCCTTCGTTCGGGAAACCGCCGTCTTCAAAGAACGGAATATGCGGAATATCCACCAATCGAATATCAAACGCCGGAATAAGCGTGATACCCATAACAGACAGACCGTTGAACTGGATGTGGAACATATCATTGATTGCGTCAATGACACCGTTCACAAGTCCAATGATGGAGTTTGCCATCTGTCGTACAAAGCGAGTAATGGGGTTATCGTCCAGCGTCCATGCCGCATACGACAGGGACAGACCCGCCGCCAGTACCGCAAGGCCAAGACCAACACCCGCACCGCTCAGGCACAACAGGACACCGAGAACGATCAATGCGCCGCTGAGAATACCCGTGATGACCGATACGACCTTCTTAATGGAATTAACCACAAAATCCCAATTCAGGGTAGCAACAGCGCCAAGGCTCAATGCGCCAGCCGCCATCAGGCCAAGACCGAGAGGAAGGGCGACTCCGCTCAGAGCAAGGATAGCGCCGACCGCCAAGAGAGCGCCGCCGACAACGGTGGTAATCATGCTGATCTTCTGCTGAACATTGTCGGAGAGATCATTCCAGTTCGGCATGATAGCCGTACCCATTGTGACCGCACCCGCCGCCAGCAGAGCCAGACCCAACGGGATATTCGCCCCGGAGAACGCCAGTGCCGCACCGATAGCGAGGAACGCCACAGATACGACCGTGGTAATAATGGCAATCACATTCTGGATTTCATCGCTCAGGCCATTCCAGTTGAGAGCCATTACGGAAACCAGAGAAGTAGCACCAATCGCCATCAACGCAATACCGAGAGGCATACACCCGGAGAAAGCGAGGATAGCGCCGAGTGCCAAGGTTGCTCCGCTGACCAGCAATCCGACTCTGGACAAGGGAGAAGCCAGAGCGTCCGGGATACTGTTCCAGTTTAGAGCTGCGGCAGATACGAGCGTGACAGCACCAACAGCCATCAGCGCAATGCCCAGCCCGGTTGCGACCCCGGTAAAGGCCAACATAGCGCCTACCGCCAGAGAAGCACCCGCCAGAACTCCCGTTAAGGTGGTCAAAGCGTCAGTGAGGTGTCGGTCACTGTTATGCCAGTTGATAACAGCGGCAGATACAAGGCTTGCCCCTCCCAAGGCCATCAAAGCGATACCAAGAGGAAGGTTCGCCCCGGAGAACGCCATAATTGCGCCAAGAGCCAGCAGGAAGCCGCCGACAACACCTGTAATGAGAGCCAACGTACTTGCCAGTTCGCTACTCATAGCAGTCCAATTCAGCCCAACGGTCGCCGCAAGGCCGACCGCACCCGCCGCCATCAGGCCGACACCCAGCGGAATATTCACGCCGGTTACGACCAGAATTGCACCTACCGCCAGCATAAAGCCGGAAACAATCGTAGTGATCTCTGCGAGAGTGTCCTCAATCATCTTTTTGATTTCACCAATGCGGGTCTGCACAGCGTCACCAAGGAAATCGTAGGTGGGCAAATCGAAATCAAATCCGCCTGCGCCACCAGCACCCGCCCCGGAACCGCTTCCCGTGTTAGGAGCAAAGACATTCAGCTCGTCAAAGCCTGCGGTGTACTGCTTCAACTTCTTGGCAGCACCGGCAGCGTCATCGAGATTATCAGCCAAAGACCCAGCGCCGACAGCAGCGCTATTCACTCCTGAATAGTCCACCTCCGTCAACTTGAAACCCGCAAGGTTGGCAAGGGCATTGGCGATTTCTCGAATGACCTGAACAACAGCGATTGCATAGGGAAGAATTGCGTTCAGTGCGGGAATGAAGATGTTACCGATCGCTCGTGCGGCCTGTGTAAGCTGTGCCTGCAAGATACGAAGCTGGTTTGCAGGAGCTTCCAGCGTTCTCGCCATATCACCCTGAGCGGTTGTCACCTGAGTCATAATGGCGTAGTATCTCAGCTCGGCCTTTTCTGCCTGCGTCATGTTTGCAACGCTTTCCTTGATACCAAGGTTCAAAGCGGTCTGCTCCAATCGTGCCTGCGACAAATCGTAGCCCAAGCGCCGCAGAGGTTCCAACTCACCGGAAATACCGGACTGTAACTTCTGCATAGCATCTTCAATGGAAATATTGAAGAAGGAAGAAATATCGTAGCCGAGCTGTGTCAAGTTTTGGCTCATGAGCTGCGCTCGTTCAGCCGTGTCACCGAAGCCGGTCAGCAGCGTATTGAAAACGCCCTGATTGCGGAGCCACTGTGCCGGGTCAATACCCATGACATCGGACACCTTTTCAGCGTAGTTTTGAGCTTCGGCGGCATACTGACCCAAGGCGACCGTGAATAGGTTCAGGTCTTCTTGATACTTATTGGACTCCGTGACCGCCTGTGCGATGAAATGACCGATTTTGCGGAAAGTAATTGCAACAGCGGCGACATTCAACGCTTTCAATCCGCTCGTGAACTTCCCGGTCGTGGTGGTTGCTTTACGGGCAGAAGCGTTGTATTTCTCCGTGCTGGTAATCAGCTTTTGGATTTTGGACGGGAACGCCGAGAAACCGTTGGACACCTTCTGCATTTCATCGGCAAAAGGCTTCATGGCGGCGGCAAGGGCGGTCATCTGCTGTGTGAACTTGTCAATGTCCGCCGCTTCCAAATCCTCGATCACCTTCGGCAGCTTGGAGAGCTGATTGATAAAGGTGGTCATATTGGCCTTACCCAACTCGGAGAGAGGGCGTAAACCGTTGGCAAGGGAAGTCAGCTTGTCACCGTCCGTCCATTTCAGGCCAGTGAGAGCGGTGTTGATTGCCGTGAGCTGGTTGGCGATGGAGGAAGAAATCTTCACATTCCCAACCTGACTCAGAGCGGTCAGCGCATTGGTAAGCCGGGTGATCTTCTGCGAAGCGTCACCGCTGTTCAAGCCTTTCAGAGAATTAGAAAGCTCCCGAATACCCTGAGCGGTCTTGCTCAGACCCGTTGCGCCGCCGTTAGTAGCGGTTTTCAAACGATTGAGCGTGTTAATCAGGTTTTGAAGTCCTGTGACCGCCTGCGTACTGTCATTGACGATCTGAAACTCCAACCCCTGAATTTCCACATTGTCAGCCACTTACGCCACCACCTTTCTCTTGAAATTTCTTATTGACCGATACCATAAAGGCTTCCATGTATGCCTTGGCTTGGTCATCGTGTTTTTCTTGAAGCTGCTTCTGCTGTTTCTTATCCTGCCGACTGAACAGCTCGTAGGGGCTTTCCCGATACGGTGTGGGCTTGGTTCCCTTCTTGGCGAAAGCACGAAGAACCGGGGCAGCATCAATAAGAGCTTCGTAAAAATAAGCTCCTTGGAGCCAAGCGTCTTGATTTCTCAGGTCTTGCCTGATTTGCGCCGCCTTTCGGTAATACTTCACCAATTCGCAATCCTGTTCCCAAAACTGCTCATAGGTCATACCGATGGAAAGATAGTACGGGAAAACCTCATAAAACTTTGGCGTGTAAGCGAGAAGGGGAGCGGGGCGATGGTCGCCGCCGCCCCCCTCACTTCTGGAAGATCGGTCGCTTACCAGCCGGTCTTCCAGCTCAGGTTTCCCTCGTTGCCCTCCTGCTCAGGCTCGTCCAGCAGACTCAGCAGGGGGTCGTTATACATCTCTACCAGAGCGGCAATCAGCTCGTCCTTGTGGTTCATACGAGCGTAAATGCTGTCGATCACATCACGCTTCACGAACCGATGATGGGCGAGGAACGCACCAGCAAACAGAGCCGGAAGCAGGGTCATAGGCTTGCGCTCCACATCAGCAGCAACGAAGCCGTTCTTCTCCATTGCTTCAACGGTCTTGCGGGTGTATTCCAGCGTGTAGGTCACACCGGTAGTAGGGTCATTGATCGTCAACTGCTTTGCCATGATAAATCCTCCTTATCAATACGGCGATTGTTGGTGTCTTAGGTTGCGGAGAAAGCGATGGGGGTGGAAGGAGCGATGGTGATGTTCATGTTCACCACTTCGTTCACGCCGCCGCCCACGGGATACACGGACAGCTCACCGTCAAAGCTGAACTTGCCGTTAGAGCCATCGGGAGTAACAGTACCATTGCTCTCGGTGCCGCCAAACCAGACCGCATAGCTGACCTTCTTGCCTTCCAAAGCCTTGAGGGTCTGGAAATCAGCCAGCGTGTAGTTGGCGGTAAAGGACAGACCATCGAGGGACTGGATACCGGCGATGTAGGTCTGCATATTGTCGCTCAGGGTGGTGGTTTCCAGCATTTCGGGTTCGCCGCCGAGGTCAGGAAACTCCTTAATGTCGATCAGCTTGCTCCACTGTTCACCAGTGTCGGCTTTCTTCATCAGAAAAACCTTGTAGGTGGAAATAGCCATTTCATTTACCTCCTATAAAGAGTGGTTCCGTCCGTTTCAGCCTTGTATCGGGCGACCAGACGGTAGATGGTTGCGTTCTCCAAATTGGGAACCGGGGACAGAGAAGTACGCCGGAAATTCTTGGCGTACATGAGATCGTCCACAAACCTCATGATTTTTCGGCAAACGGATTTCTTACCGCCTGCCTTATCGGAGTAGACATTCACCTCGTACATCAGCGTGGCGAACCTCTCCGTATCGCCGCTGTCCATGTGAGCTTCCGTGGTGTAGTTATCCTGCTCCACCAAGCTCACATAGGGGAAACGGGTAGGGGCATTGACATACTCGCCGCTGACCAAGATACCGGGAAACTGCGCTCTCAGGGCTTCCGCAATCGGCGTGTAGATTTGACTCTCCACATCAATCATGAAAACACCTCCTTCGCAATCTCCGTGAGCCGGTCTTGCAGCTCCTTCACCGTTTCATACATCGGCATATTGGCGGGATTGCCGTGGGTAATGACCACGAACCCGCCGTTCTTCTTTTCTTTCAGCACTCCGTTCGTGCCGGGGTCGCCGTAATAACCCCAAGAGTGCTGCTTGCCGTGACCCTGACCGTATTCGCCACGCTTCATACCGAGTTCTTCCGCTTCCGGGTGATTGTCCGGGTAGGTCACGCCTGTGCCGAACTCAATGAACAGGGTAGCTCCGCCTGTCGCCACCACCGCTCGAACATTGTTCCCACGGGCTTCCACCGTCACGGACACATCGTTCGTGCCGTCATAAACAGCCTGCGAGAACTTAACAGAAGCTCTTTCCATGCCCTCTTGCGCCACCCGGTCGAGAAAGACCGCAGTCCGCTCTTGAAGCCGGTTCTTCCAGTTCTCGGTTTCCCGTATCAGCCGCTCAATCCCTCTCCCGGAGAGCGGAACATTGATTGTCTGACTCACGATACCGTCACCTTACTGACCGCATAGGAAATGGAGTTGAGGGACTTGGCTACCCGCTTGACCATGTAATCGTAGAGCGGCTTCCCGTCCTTGTCATACTGCGGTTCTTTGTCGATGAACAGCACGGTATTCTCGTCAATGGGGCAGCTCAGGTCATCGGTGACGATCACCTTGTCGTACCCTGCGAAATTACCGAACTGCTCCACCTGAGCGGAGCCGGTCGCCGCCGAGATATTGGCGTTCATCGCCACGGCAGGCTTGTAAACCACCAGTTCCTCGCCGGTTTCGTTGCCGTACTCGTCCTTGGCGGGAGCCTTGCTGTCATACAGCAGATACCAGAAGGGCGATTTGTTGCGGTTCAGCGTCCTCATGCACTCAACCTCCCATCACAGCGGCAAAGGGAACAATGTCCCTCAGCAGCGTAGGCGGTACATCGCCGTCTTCATAGGAGCGGGAGATACCGTTCTCGCTGTGAGCGGTCTGCCCTTCGGCTCCCCGCTTGTTCAGCAGATACACGGCGATCTCCACCTGAATGTGAGCGTACTGGTCAGGAACAGCGGTCACGGTGAGGTCGAAGGGGTATGCCTTGCGGCACACCTTGTTTCCGGCGATAGAAAGGTAGGTGGAAAGCGTGTCCTCGTCTGTCTCGCCGGTCATGGCTTTCACCATTTTCAACTTCTCAGCGTCCGTCATGCTTTCCACCTCCTGTCATTCAGCGGGTTCCTCGGACTTCTTGCGGGACTTCTTGATAACGGGGATGGGATTTTCCTCGGACAGATTGAACTTGGTAATGATTTCCTCACGGGTGAGGGCTACGGGGTTGTCGAGGGTATCAACAACCACCGTACCCATCACCACAGAGGTACTTTCCAGTTCACGCCGAGTAATCACCTTGTCCTTTGCGGTAAAGCCTACATTACGGAAGTGATCTCCCTCCCTCACATACACTTTCCCGTCAGAAACATAGAACATGGTGAACCTCCTTAGCCGTTGGTGATGATCTTCGCCAGAGCAATGGTCTTGGGGTCAGCCACGATAGACCAGTTGGCGGTCGCCGCAAGCTGAGCGTCCGTGGGGGAAGCGGTGTAGCCGCTGGTGGGCTTGGTGAAGCTGAAACCGTTGGGGTGCATGGTTTCACGGATACGAGTCACCAGAGCGTCATAGCCGCCACCCTTGAGAGCATCACGGGTCAGCTCGGAAGGAACCTTCACAGGGGCGGGAGCGTACTGGATAGCGCCCAGACCGAGAACATAGGTGGTATAGGTCGCTGCCTTGGAAGTATCCGCTGCGGTGGTGGGGCAGCCATCGTCCACGATCACGGTCATACCGTTCACCGTGCCGATACGCAGGGGGCGCTCCACGCCGTTTGCGTCCGTGTACTTGAGAAATTCCAGCAGTTTCAGGCCAGCCATATTCGTGGCGACCTTGCTGTGCATAAACACAAGCTGGAAAGCGTCCTGATTGTCGCCCACGGCCTTCTGGATAGCGTCACCGATGGTGGTAGCGCCCATCTTGTTAGCGTCCGCAACGGTGGTAGAAGCGGAAGACAGGTCGGTGGTGTGGTTCGCCCAATCAGCAAACTCACCGCTGCCAGTCACGCCGAAGACCGCATTGAGGATTTTCAGCATGATGGACTGGCGCTGCTTCTGCCAATACTTAGACACCTGAGACACGATCTGCTGCATGGGGTCGGCACCGCTGTTGTAATCAACGATGAAATCCTTCTCCTTCCAACCATGGGCACGACCGAACACGATACCGTTCTGAGCGCCGCCAGCGGGGTCGGTCAGGGTAATGTCGGTTGCGCCATCGTAGTTCTCAGGAGTGCCGCCGATGACCTTGTAGAAGGGCAGGGTGTAGAAGTCAGAGCCATTAGCGATCAGCTTCGCCAGCTCTGCGTTCGGAGCGACAGCGCCGCTCTCAAACATAGCGGTCAGGGTGGGGTCTTTTGCGTTTGCCCAGTTGTAGTTAAACAGCTCAGGGTCAAACGGAAAACCGAGATAGGTAGCCATAATGTTTTACCTCCATAATTACTTCAAAATTGTCTGCCAGTCAGAATGTTCCTTGATGAACTCCAACTGGGATTTGGTGTCGAGTTTCAGAAAATCAGCCTTGGTCATCTCGCCGCCCTTGCCACCGGCAGGGGGCTTGGGGGTTTCTTTCAGAACCTTGGCTTTTACATCTTTTTCATACTGTTCCAGAAACGTCTTCTGTGCGGCAAAGACCTTATCCATCTCACCGTTCGCCATAGCGGTAGCGGCTTCGGTCGCCAGCGGCTCAGGATAACCCTGTGCGGCGAAACTCGCCTTGTAACTGGAAACGGTCTTCTCCTTTTCCAATCCCGCCAGCTTGTTCTTCATTTCCTCGAACATCTGCTCATTTTCCAGCTTCTTGCGTTCTTCCTCAGAAAGCAGTTCATTGTGTTTCTTTTTCCAAGACGCAAGCTCGGAAGCAGTCTTGTCAAAAACATCTTTCTTCACATAGCCGGTATAATCAGGGTCGGGAAACTCATAGTTTGCGAGGGCTTCTGCTTTCTGCTCTGCGGTCATATCCGCAAAGCCCTCAATGGTGGAAACATCAATCTTTGCCATACAATCGTTCCTTTCTGCGCTTTTTAGAGTGCATCTCCGCACTATACCTTTGTGTTTACGGTTCTCTCCGTTTTGTGATTTAAGGCTTCTCTGCCTATTCAACGCCTTACGGCGATTAAACCAAAAGAAAAAGGGCTACCAATACCTTTTTCGGTATCAGTAGCCCGTAATGGCTGTCCCTACCGCCTATGCGATAGGCTGTTCATATTTCTTTTTGCTGCTGACCGCCCAAACAACCACCTTCTCATGCCGCTCGGCGATCTCAACGGTCTTTCCCGTAGTCAAGATTTCCTCAATCTTCCTGACCACTTCCGGGGTCAGACGGATTTCCTTTTCCATCAGGATTAACCTCCTTCTGCTTGCTTGCGAGTTCAGCGGCCTTTTTCTCCTGTTCCTCTGCGTAATCCATGCTCATACGGTAGGCAAGCTGCGGGTCGGAGAACATACCGCAATGGGTAAAGGCCAGAACGGGGGCAATCTTGGGGTTACTGAGCATAGTGGTCAATACGGTCGCTTTCTGAGCAATATTTTCATAATTGCGGCGAGTAAAGCGAACCTCCACGTTCGACAGCTTCAATTCCAGATCACTCAGATCGGAACAGATATGCAGAACCAGCTTCAAGAACTCTTTTTCTGAGAGCTTGAACATCAACTCGGAGTCCTTCGCTCTGGCTTCCGCTGCCGACCAACCATCACGCATGATGACCGCAGAGCCGGTATCGCTGGTGGAAGAACCACCGTTGCGATTTGGCATACCGCAGATCGTCAGCACCGTGTTATAGAGGTGATCGACCAGTGTTTGTGTCTGGCTCTGGTTCAGTTCGGAGGTCAGATACTTGATCTCCGCTTTATACTGCGGGTCAATGTCCTTGTACTTGATCGCACCCTCGTCCCGCAGCTTGGAGAAATCATCACCGGAAATGTCAACATTGTGAAACAGCATGAGCGCCTGAACAAACTGTTCTACACCGTCAAGACGGTTGCTGTCCACCGTATTGATAGCGTCCAACAGGGGAAGGACGATCTCAAAAGCTCCCAACCGAGCGTTGTTCGCCGGGTATTCGATAATGGGAATACCGAGCGACTGGGCTTCTTCCCGGACGATCATACTCTGGTTTTCAATCTCGAAATAGCGGTCTTTCGTATAAATGCTGTAAACCACTACACCGTCCGACCGCTGAATGTACTTCACACCCATTACGGGCGGTTCACCGATGGAATTGGCATACACCACGAAAGCAAACCGAGGGTCGAGGGTGTAAATCTCGAAGGGAGCTTCATCGCTTTCCTTCTCAAACACGCTGTCGGGAAGCACCATGCGGTATGCCGTGCCGCAGATGTGAAACCAATCTGCCAGTTCCTTATCCTTTGCGGCCTTATCCTCGGAAAGACAGTAGCCGTTCAGAGTGGTGATCTTGTCGGCAACCATCTTATCATCGCTTCGGCTGACATACTGAATGGGTTCCCCCATCAGATAGCCGACCTTGAAGGACACGATCTCATTGGCACGGTTCTCGACCACATTGTTTTGAATCTCAGGGCGGACTTCCTTTTTACGGTTCAAAATCGGTTGCCTGCCTTTGTAGTAGGCATAGAGATATTCCATATCCGCTTTGTTCGACCAATGTGTGATAAGTGCCTTTCTCAGCACGTTCAGAACATTGTCCCGTGTAATCTCCGTCACGTCGGTAAAGATTTTCTTACGACCGAAACAGCCCAAGACAGAATACCTCCCCTCTACCTATTTTCTCTCTTATCATTGTATCAAACTCTCCAATGGTTGTCAATACCAACCTTTTATCATACCATTCGCCACAGCGAAAGTAAAGAACTCAAATAGGCCGTTTGAAAACTTCAACCTTGCCCCCGGACAGCATACGGATTTCGTTCTCCAACAGGGAGAGGGAGTCAGGAGCGTCATCGTGCGGAACCTTGCCAGAGCGGGTGTAGGTGGTCACTTCCTTCATGAAGTTCCAATACTGACTGCCCCGCTTGTAGGTGGAGGGGTGCTTGAAGTAGAAGTTCTTCTTGATATTGTCGGAAGCGAACTCAATACGGGTCTGCTTGTTGGAGATCGTGCGCTTCGTGCGGATACCCACGGAGTACCCTCGATCTCGAATAATCTGGTCAACATCTCTGGCATAATACTGACCGGCATTGTTGGACTCAAAGACAGCGGAAGCAACCTTGTTCTCAATCAGGCACTTGGCACATTCCGGCTTCGTCACCTCAGCGGGAGAGTCATCAAAGACCACATCAACGATATACACAGCATTGCCGTATATCATCGCCACCGGCATAGAGGTCGAGTCAGAGCCACTTTCCGCCGTATCGCCAACGGCGATGATGGTATCCGGGTCACGGTCTTTCGGCAGCTCGAAGAAGTAGTTCAGCTCGTCCTTGTTGAACAGTAGACCCTTCGCTTCAAAGGGCTGCTGCTGGAACTCAGACTCAAATTGCTCCGCACTTAGAAGCTCCCGCTGCTCCCGGAAGTAGGCGGTGGTAAAGACCTTCTTGCCCTCCCGCTCATACTCATAATTGCTCTCGTCCGTCACGAGATCGAGGGCGGGTATCTCAATCGCTCTCCAAGCCCAACCCTCCCGCTGTGCGTGTTCCTGCACACGACCGATGGGGTCATACAGGGAATAGCGAGTGCCGGTAAAGACCATCGGCGTACCTTCAATGGCACGACCCATAATATCGCCGGAGATCACTTCCCACTTGTCATCAAGCCGCTGGCGGTTCTTCGCTTCCTCACGACCTTCCACGCAGTCATCAAGGTAGAGGACATTGGTAGCCTCGGACAAGCCCACCTGTCGAGCGTCAATGGAACGACACATGATGGTTGGGAAACGAGACTTGCTTTTCAGATTTATCGTTTTTGAGTCAGCGTTGGTCTGTATCAGCCGTGCGTCCGGGAATACATCGTAGAACAGATACTCGTTAGGGACTGTCAGGTATTCCAGACAACCATTGTAGAAGCTCTTTACAAGGTCATCGCCTGTCCCTTCCATCAGGGTCGAGCGGTCAGGGAACTTGCCGGAGATCATATTCACAAAATTGATACCCGTTTGAGACTTTCCCGCTCGTTTCGGCATGGAGATCGTCAAAAGGCGCAGCTTCCCGTCCAGAACATCTTGAAACCCCTGCACCATTGGCCTGAGATAATGCTTACGGGGGGCATAGAACCGCTTTTCCGGCTTGCGGTCGAGTTCGATATAAGTCATGAAGGAGTCAAAGTCATGGGGTGCTTCAAAGAGAAGACACCGCCGCCACTGTTCATAGAACTTCGCCCCGCCGCCACGGACTACCTGATCTGCGGAGAGTGCCAGCAGCTCCTTGTTCACCTTATGTGCCGCCGAGAAATTCTCGGTTTCCCACTCCCGGCACAGAGAAAAAAGGTCGCTGTACGCCCCATTATCTCCCGGTCGGCGGTCGATCACGGCTCGGATAGAACTGGAGAGTTTTTCATAATTCATGTGCATTTCCTTTCCAACAAAAAAACGAGCTACCTGTGTATTTCTACACAGATAGCCCGTCATGGCTGTCACTCCTGCCCTTGCAGAAGCCGATTATAGAATTTTCGGTATCACGAACGCCAAAACCAGCAAAATAGAACTGATTATCAGGAAATATCCGATTACATTGAGAAAAAACCTCATGGTGTCAGCCCTCATACTCCGAAATCGTCTTATTGTCCCAATCCAGAACCCCTAAATAGCCGCCCTCGGTGTCAGAGTACAACTCAACTGTTTTTATCGTGTGTACTGTCTTCCATTTCACTTTGCCACGCCAGTTGAAATAGGCTTGGGTCTTGGTATCAGGGATACCCGCCAGCTCTACATAAATGATCTGGCGATTTTCCAGCGTCACGTTGAGCTGCAAATCCTCGCTGTCATAGATTTTACCACAAATCACGGTCATCGGGTCATTATCTACGATAGAAACATCGTGGAAATCAGTCACCCCTACGGTGTCAAACACTTCCCGATAGCTTGCGATCTCGTCATCGGTAAACCCGGCTTCGGAAAAAGCCGAGTCCCACGCAACAGGTTCAGCAGAGTCCTGCTTAGAACACCCGACCAGAAAGAAGACTATGATGACCGCCAGCCCTATCAGCCATGCCATCTTTTTCATTTCACCCAACCTTTCTTACCCCTCATTTGCTTTCATAAAGATATTTATAGGCTTTATTCTTTTGCTCGGAAGTATAGAACGAAATAAAGAAAAATTGCTCTCCGGTTACATCGGATATTCCATAATTTCCAACATAGAATATGTCATCACCGTAACCTGCCTGTTTAAGCATATCTATGTCTTCACTGCGAAGTCCATAAAGATCTTTCATATTTAACACCCCGTCTTCAAAATAGGCTCATGAACACCCTTGACCCAATTCATGTCGCCGTACTTATACATTCCCTCGTACAGAGGGCGGTTGCCAAGAATACTCTTGATGGTGGACACCTGAAACCGCTTGCCGGAACGGGTTTGGTATCCCGCCTTTTCCAGCAGCTCCGTGATACCCAGCATGGAAACGCCGTTCTCGTGCTTCTCGAAGATGAACTTCACGATAGGAGCTTCCTGCTCGTCAATGGTGAGAACACCATCAACTACCTTGTAACCGTAGGGACGGCGACCGCCGCTGTACCCACCGCAGGAAGCCTTGATAGAACGACCCTTGCCGGTTCGCAGAGCGATGTTCTTTCTCTCCTGCTCTGCCACGAATTGAAGCAGCGCACGATAGATGTTGGCAAACTCGCTACCCTCTGTGAAGCTCTCCTGCGTACTCAGAAGTTTGATGTTCTTCTTTTCCAGCACATACAGGTAGTAGAAGTACAGCTTGGTATCACGAGCCACACGGTCATTCTTGAATACGATCACCGCTTCATAGGGAGGGTTGCTTACATCGTCCCCATAAAGGATTTCGTTCAGACCGGGGCGGTCATCTTTCGCACCACTGATTTCATCGACCTTCCAGTCTACGATGTTATAGCCGTTGTCGTTGGCGTAGAGAAGAATGGCCTGTTTCTGAACCTCAATACCGTATTTGTCATCATCGGCCTGTCGCTCGGTGGAGACTCGGATATAGCCGATTGCGTTTTTGAATGTCATCATAAGATCACCTCTTGCGTATAAGATAGCATAAGTAAATGTAATTGTCAATAGGTAAGTGTAAATAAGCCTTTTTATTTTTTGCGGGTATTTTTCAGCTTACCCCGCCCTCGCTGCCGCTGGCATATCCCCCGCCCCCGTCACCCATTCCCGCCGCCCAGATCAGGCCGAAAAGCGCAAAAACAACCGCCCCGGAATAGCACCGGGGCGGCGTTCACTTATTTAATTTCAGTATTTCAATCAGGATTTGAACCGGCAACAAAAGCAGCAGAATAATTAAATACACGCTTTCACCGCCTTTCAACCCACGCACACCCAAACAAAAGCTGGATTATATTTCCGGCCTTTATAGGGTTTTACCGTGATATTACAAAAGCAATTTACAACCCCTTGCGCCCATGTAATATGCCGTATAAACGCTTGCACCGTGTCAGGGGATACAAGATAGCAGCTTGCGCCGCCGTGCTTTTTCCTTGCGTATACCATGCTTTACACCCCCGTTAAAATACCGTATCAACAACAGTTAGAATTGTTACCCATAAATCAATATATTGTGTGCTGTATCCGGTATAATCGCCCCTGTCAAATTCTGTTTTACCCGTGATAACATAACCAACTTGTTTTGCACTCCCGTCTGATAGATCAACGAACATTTCCGACTTGTTTTTAATGGCATTTTGGGAAATGGTAATATAATGCTTTTCTTCCACCCGTTCCCGGTAAATTTCAAGCGCATTTTCCACGCTATCCGCATTTATGCGCATATCCGAAACAATACCGCCGTCAATGTACCACTTTTTATTGTTGTATTCTTTCATTGTTGCCGTTGTTTTGAAAATGTAATTCATAATTAAACCCCCATTCTAATACATTCATCAAATAGAACCCTATACCCATGCACCCGGAAAAATGCGCTATCTTTACCGTTTGCGGGGTAGTAGATTTTACAGCGGTGGAACGCTTTACCGCCGCCCCACGCCCCGGAAACACAATAAATATAATCATCAATGCCGTGTTCAATGCCTTTGATTTCAAGGCCATTCAAGCCGCTATAATAGGCGATACTTTCCCGGCTTTCACAATATTCCCGTTTATTCATGATTGCAAACCCCCTTTATAAAATCCCTTGCAAGGCTTTTCAGGCTTTCCCGCTGCTGCTCATAGGAAAGGCTATAATCATAGCGGATTTTTTCGGCCTGTTCTTCTACGGCTTTCACCTGTTCATATGTGGGGCGGATATTTCCGAAAGGGGCATACCCTGTTACAATGGCAACCCCGCCGCCTATATCGTAAATATCCGCACCCCATCCTTCCCGGCGTACCGTATACGCAACCGGGCTTTCATAGCTCAAAAGGGTTTGTAATTCGCAATAGGGAACGCAAATAATTTTATTGAAATTCGCCCGGATTTCCTTTTGTGTTGTCTTGAATTTCATTTAATACACCCCTTTTAATAATTCATGCTGTTAGCTGCACGGCGGTTATACATGGCTTTCAAACTTTCGGCGGTGGTCATATCCGCCACTTTTGGCTTTTCCGTTTCTACCGGCTGCATATCCCACCACGCTTTCCCGCCGCCGTTCATATCATAGAAAGAAAGAAAGCTGTTTACATGGCGCATTGTAGTAGCAGAATAACCGCCCCACATACGAACGAACCGCCCCGCCGCCGTGATACGGCAAACAAAAGTATTATAGGACTGTAAAACTTTTTCGCCGTTTTCCGTTTCAATGATTTTTGCCTTTCCGTAAAAACTTTTTGCCCGATCAGAACCGCAAACGGGTAAATCAAAAATCTTTCTCATATAGCAATCAGCCTTTCATAATATATATTCCGTTCCGTTTTCCCATTTTCGGCCTTGATACGCGGAAAGCCTATTTCACCGGCCTACATGGGGAAATGTACGGGGATTTAATTTTCAAGGTGCATTTGCATTTACTGCCTTTCGGTAAATACAAGATAGCATATTTGCATTTACTTGTCAAGCGTAAATACAAAAAATAATCAAGATTTTTTGCAAATAGGGCAGCTATACAATATAAAGGGCTGAAAAATGTTTCCGCTTTCAGATCAGGCCGGAACCCCGGCAGCGCCCACGCCGCCCCGGTGGAACCCGCCGCCGATCAGCCGGGAAAGAAAAAGCCGCCGACCCCGGAGCGGGAGATCGGCAGCTCTGTCAAAGTCGCAGACCCTCGCCGGAAAGTCGCAAAGTCGTTCGGGCGAAAGTCGTGAAAGTCGTGAGAAAGTCGTAAAGTCGCTCGGCATAGTCGTAAGCCATAGTCGCAAAAGTCGTGAAAGTCGCTCAGTCCTCCGAGTCATAGTCGCTGGACGCACCCACCACATCTTCGAGGTACTTCTTCTCCAAGTCCTCGGCGGGAACCTGATCTCCGAGCTGCTGGTTGGGTGTCAACACGACCTCCTGCTTGTCCGCATAGCCCATGTTGTTCTTCATCAGGAAAATACCGGCAACCGGATTGATCTTCCCGTTCTGCATATAACTTTCCATCTGAGCGTTCAAAAGTTGATACGCCTTTTTAATTAAGTTACGGCTCTCGGCGGGTAGCGTCTTACTATCCACTCCATTTGCCCATGCCCATATCGTCTTTCTATCAACTCCAAAAGCCAATGCCATACCAGCAACAGAGGGCTTCATATCGTCCTGAGCGCATAGAGCAAAGTACATTCCCATACGCTCTTTGACCTGTTCAGGTTCTCTCACATTCACATCAGGCCAATCCAACATGACCATCGAATGTTGCAAATATTTTCTATTGTCACCTGGCTCTGTATGGACGCTCATGGCTTCCTTACGATCAGGCCGAGTGCGTTTCTTCACAATTTCATCTGCCATAGTCGTTTTCTCCTTTCAAAGTCGCCAAGGTGATAAAGGTGAGTAATCGGGTGCATTTCCCTATAACTATTTCTATATACGCGCGTATAAGAGAGAGTTATAGGCATTTATGCCTGATTACTCACCTAACTCACCTAAAATACGAAAAACAATTTTTCAAAACACGCCAATTTGAAAAAAGTCTTTGCAAAAACACTCACCTTTATCACCTTTATCACCTAACTACCAGTCGGCGTTGATAACCACCTTGTTCCCATGAGCGAGTGCTTCCGTCACAATCCACTCCACGCCGTCCCAGTTGTAGACCTCTTTCTTCACGGCGTAAACGACAAGCTGCTTTGCCTGCTCGTTGTCAAGAACCATGTCCTTACCACACCAGTCGTTCTCCTTGGTTCGCTTCTCGTAAGGAACATAGTAGCCGAGCTTTTCCAGAAAGTCGTACCAAAGCCGACCACCGCTGCCGGTGCTGACAACATCTACCGTGGTGATGACCTCACCGCAACGAGGGCAGCGGACAGCCTTACGTTCCATGACCGTAATATCAAGACCCATTTTCTAACACCTCCTGAGCCATTTTCACCAGCTCGACCAAATCATAAAACCGCCGAGGGTCTAACCCGGTCTGCCGCTTCACCTTGTCCAAGTGATAGAGAACCGTGTTTCTGTGTGCGAAAATAGCACGGGCAACATCGGTGACATTCATGTTGTGATTTGCCATTGCTATGACAATGTGAGCGTCTTCCTTATTCATGGTCGATCTCCTTTCGCAGCTCGTCATAGAGTTCCGAAAAGCGGCGGTTCCAGTGGCGCAGTCGCCAGAGGAATAGACAGCCTACAACAATCCATTCAACGGCGGCGATAGTTGTCAGAATGTCGCTCATGCCCTATGCTCCTTTCTCGCAAAGCGGTTGAGCAACACGCTCACGGTGAGCTGACCAATCCTGTTCACATAGGGGCAGTTGAAGCGGTCAGGGTGGGGAACGCTGTTGCCGAGATCGATGACCAGATCACGGGTGTTGTAGGAAATGTCCTTCGTGATAGTCGGCGTGGCGTAGATCACCACATCACGGTTCATCGTGGCCTGCAAGAGACTCTTGGTTTTGGAGTGCGCCACCGTAACAGTTGCGTTACCGAGGGTGAGGTACTTTGCCAAGTTCTGAACGGCATGACCCCGGCCTACAATGGTAATGTCCTTAGCGTGAACCAAGTCCAATGCCAGCAGGAGCGCCAAAGTTGCCTGAGACACCGATGACATTCCCTGTGAGTAGGAGTGGTCAATGTCAACCTCGGCGGTGAGCTTAATGTCAGACGGGACGGTTTCTCTGTCCACTACCACGGCCTTGTACGGAGGGCAGGGATATTGAGTGAGGTCACAGTCAATACCCAACAAATCGGCCTTGCGCTTGACCGCTTTCAGAAATACACTCTCATAGGAACCCAGCAACAGCAATCTACCGGTAGGGTGAAAGTGGGTGGTTTCCTCGTCCAAGGTAGCAGAAAGCGTTTTGATTTGCTCCATTACATCATTCATAGTGCTTCTCCTTTCTTTCAAAGTCATGGAGGGAGATCATCTTTTCACGGGTGAGTTTGTCAACCACTCGACCGATCTCCGAGTAGCCACAGACCGCCGCCAGCCGTTCAAGGTTCCCCTTGGTCTGTGCTGTGACTACGATGGAAATGCGGCGGAGGTTCTTTTTCTCAGTCTTCATTGCTGTCCTCCTTGTTGCCGTGAATGGAAGCAGAGATGAATGACTGCAACAGCACAAAGGCTTCTTCTTTGGTTGCACCAGCATTGAGTAAAGCCCTGTAAAAATTCAGAGACATTTCAGCCAAAGCACCAACGGCGTTCAGCAATTCTCTCACAGCGTCATTATTCATCGTCCTGTTCCTCCGTGAACACGGTTCCCTCGAACCCTTCCGCTCTGCCGAGAAGTCTCCACAGACCTTCTTCCTGTTCGCCGCAACAGGGACAGGATTTTGCGGCGATTTTTCCGAGTTTCTGAGGAAAGTTCTCGTCTTCCTCGACATACAGAAGGTGTTCACATTTACGGCACATGAAGACGGTGAACATTTCGTTACCGCATACACACTTTTTACTCATGTTTATCCTCCATTCGGTCGCAATCGTCAGAGATTGCACAGTCTTCACAGCCCTTATAATAGAAGCAGTCCCGGCAACATGAAATGACAGGCATACACCGTTCAGCGTATTCTTCACAGTTGGCAACAGGGCAAGTGCCATCAACGCAGGCAACGCCCACATAATCAGGACAGTATTCAGGCTTCATCATCGCTGTCCCCTTCCGTCAAAGCTCTTGCGAGATCGTCAATGTACTGGTGCATAAGTCTATCAGCTACGCTGTACTCGTCCTGACACCAGAAAGAGAATTTCAGGTGCAACAACTCATGCACCAATGTCTTTTCAAAGTTGAACGGTACAATGCGGTCGCCATAGCAGGCGGGGTTGATGATTTCGATACGAGCGGTCTTGATGGACTCCGACCAATCCGTACACCCAGTCGCATTACTGACGGACATTTCTTCGGGGCGAAGGTGAGTGACGAGCTTTATGCGCCACTCCTGCAAACATAGCTTCTTCTGCCACTTTTCCAGTAGGCGTTGTTCCTCAGTCGTTGCGATCATACAATCTCTCCTTTCTGAACTGCTCAATATCTCGGTCGATCAGGCCATTCAGTTCAGCTTCTGCCATGAACGCAGCGAACACCTTACCGCACTTCACGCAGTAGTTAATGAAGTGATACCCATTTGTGTCATGAATGGTTTGAAGGTTCTTATCGTACAGGCGGTGTCCGTCAGTCAGGAAACACTTAATCCTTTTCCACTTCATCACGGACGCTCCTTTGTAATGCGGATTTTTCTCAGCCGCTTACCACAACGCTTGCAGACTTCATAATTACTCTGCCAACGGTGAGAACCATTCCGACACCTGACCTGAATGTGAACATACGGGTCTGCTGTGTGGATACCGAAACGACAGAGGATAGAATTATATGACCGGTTCATTAAGACGCTCCTTTCAGTCTGAGGTTCTTGTAGACGGGGTAGCCCTGATACACGACCTTGCCGCCGTGCCACTCAGGGTGTGTTTCCATGTCGGCGTTGAACCGCTTGGCGGAACAGGCGAAGTATCCATTGGACTTGCACCAAATCTTGTAAGCGTCAAACAGAGACTTCGAGCGGGTGTTGACCCCCTCAGCCTGCTCACAGCGTTCTTCGAGGAACTGCAAGCACAGATCGTTGTCACGCTCGTACTGGTTGACCACCTTCCGCATGGCGGGGGACATTTTCAGGCCGAACCGCTTGTACTTGAAGTACCCGGCAACCAGCCAAGCGAAAATGCCCTGCATAGCTTCCTGTGTCTGGAACTCATTTTTCAGGTTCTTGTCTTGTTCCGCTTCGGTGAAATGGCGGTTGAACTCAATGACCCGCACACGATCGGAAGCGAACAGGGACTTATCGCTAACGGTGGGAAGATCGTTGCAGGAAAGCCAAAGGGTAAACTGCGGCAGGAAGGTTGTAGCAGTCTCATAGAGGTTCCGGGCTTTGATTTCCTCTCCGCCCGTGAGCTGCTTAATCGTTTCCTCGTCCAGCTTGCCATACTGGTTACTCTCAGCCATCGTGACGAACCGTTTGCCTTTCAGGGAAGCCAGCATGGGGTTCGCTGCTTCGGCGTTCTTCGAGCGTTCTGCCTTGCAGATGATCGACACGGGGGACACGGAAGCATAATCACCGAGAAGGTGGTGAATTGCCGAGAGCATGGTGGACTTACCGTTGCGAGTGGTCTTGCCATGGAGAATGAACATACATTCCTCGTTCGCCATACCCAGCATGGAGTACCCCAGCGCCTTTTGAAGATAGTCAGCCTTGTCTTCGTCATTACAAGTGACCTCTGCAACGAACTTCTCCCAGCGGCGACACCGTGCGTCCTGCAAGGTGTAGTTGAAGTTGGTCTGCATGGTCAGGAAGTCTTTCCAATCATGCTCCCGGAACTCCATCTTTTCGAGGTCGAAAGTTCCGTTCTTGCAGTTGATAAGGTACGGGTTTGCGTCAAACTCCGCCGAAGCGATAGGAAGCACACTGGCAGCGTCCTTCATTAGCCGGTCACGGAAGCGCCGGTCGCCCATCTTTACGATGAACTTCATGTACTCGGTGCGACGTTCTTCATTGGTGATCTCACCGCAATAGAGAGCCATCAGGCGGCAGAACTCCTTGATCTTCTCCGCTACCAGCAAAGAGCCGGTATCCTTACGCCATGCTCCTTCGGAGTAGGTGAACCAGCTTTTCGCTTCGGGGCAGTAGCGGGTATCATTTTTGTAGCACTCGGAGAACAACTCCGCCATGCCGGACTCGTCCCACGAATACCCCGTGCCGCTGATCGGGTGGCTATGCTCAGGCTGTGCTTCCTTAATCTGAAACATCACTCTGGACTGAGCTTCGTCCATGATGTAACGACCGTTAGAGAGCTGGAAAAGAGCTTGTTCTTCGGGAGCTGTCATAACTTCATCACTCATGGATTTCACCTTTCTTGTCTTTTCTGTTTGGATTAAAGTTGGAAAGTGCGCTTTTACAAGCTCGGACACCCATCTTATAACCGTCTTGTTCACTACCGCTTATACGCTTGCGATATATCCGCTCTTTATCAAGTAGGGCAGATAGCGCCATCTGCAAACTGTCATATTCGAGTTTTGTCATTATTTACACCTCCCCATAGAAGAAAGCGTTCTTCAAAGCGGTGTCCACATGACGCATGATCTCAGGCGGCAGAGTGCAGATGTACTCCCAGTCATCGGACACATCTACGACACGCACCTGTTCACACTCAACCATGCTCGGCTGTAAAGAACCCCAAGTGACAGCCACATGGGTCGGCATTTCCAGTCGCTTGATTTTAGTGGTCAGGGGAACGACAATGCTGGTGGAAGAAAACTGATTGCCGACATTGTTTTGCACAACCACCCACGGACGCTTACCGGCCTGAATATGACTGTTGGCAAGCATGGGAACATCAATGACAACAACATCGCCACGCTGATAAGGTTTCATAATTACCTCCTGTATCTGGTCACGCTGTTAACAATCAACTCGACCTCGGACTGAGGGAGCGGCGGCTTGCAAGCCTGTTGATTGGCGTACAACAGCTCTTTGTAAATCTCTGCTTTGGTGTATCCTTGATTATGGAGCTGACCCGCCAGAGAAGTCAGGCTGAGATTCCGGCTTCCCGGTGTGATAGGCGGGTATTCAGGCTTCAAATGCAGCTTGCCGTTTTCAGGGCGGCGGTAGATGGGAGAATAGATACGCTGAGGGGCAACCGTACCTGAGCTACTTTCCTTCGGTGTGTCGAGAAAATACTTCTCGATCACATAGTCAATCGCTGACTGGTTTTCAATGATCTCGGAGAAGATCAAAACCTCGCCGGTCATGATGAAGTACCGATTGCTCTTGTAAATCTCCACGGCGGCACGGTTGTTCTTGCCCTTGAAGGGCAGCTCACCACGAACGAGAATATGAACCCCTCTCCCGCTTCTGGACTTTTCCGTGTAAGACTGACAATGACCGATAATGTCAGCCGCCAGCGGGTTTAGAAGCCCATCAGTAAAGCCATTATCAATGTCGATACCTACAACCCCTGTATCGTGAAACACATAGCCAAGACCGTCATAGTAGCCGTGCTGGACATTGTGTTCAGCGTCAATGTAATTCGACCATGTATCAGGATTAGAGGAAGAAGCCGCCTTTCTCACGGTGGCCTGCATGGGAACCTTTGACCCGTCCCACACATTGACCCATGCCTTTTCCCCTCGAAGTTCGGCGGGTATATTCAAATAGCTCATAGGCTTACCTCAGCTTTCATACGGACTCGGTAAAGACCAATCCCATCTATCACCGCCACGGTAGGCGTTGCGGAAGTGATTTCTCTTGCCATCGCCAGAGAACCACAGGTAATCCGCAGGGAGGACACGACCGACCTCAACCTGACCTTCTCTCTCTGCGTACCAGCGGGTCAGTACATCTATACAGAGAGTAATCAAACCATCATCGACCGGGTTTTCCTCGTTGTACCCTACAAATTGTTTGGGTGTAGTCACGACCGTTATAATGTCGCCGTAGCCGTGATCGACACGGTTGAGTGCACACCACACACAAGCGGCTTTCTCAGCGTCAGAGCTGACCCCTCTGGCTTCTCCCCATAGCATTTTCGCCAGTACAATCACTTCCTCGTCTGTCCACGGCTGAGGTGCTACCTCCGGCTCTGGCTCTGGGGTGACTACCTCTACCACCTCGACAACGGGAGAAGGTTTTTCGACCTCAACCGTGGGTAATTTCAGACAGAGAACTGCGAGAATGGTGACGAACCATAGGAAGATTGAAAATCTCAGCCCTCGCAAGGGGTCTTAGACTTGCTGGACTTGGGCTTTGTCGAGGTTCCAGCAAAATAGAACTTGCCATCTACGCAGATGGGGAAATCAGGAAAGAGCTTGCTGGCGGTCTGTGTTCCACGGGAACAAATCTGCTCTGCCGCCGCCAGCGACATTTCATCTTTCACGAAGTCCTTTCCAGCAGCCATGATATACGGCACTTTACCGTCAATGCTTTTCAGTTTCATAGGGTTCTTTCCTTTCTTTGTTCCATGCTTCAACATCAACGCCGATACGCTTCAACATTTCTTTGCAGAGCCATGTGTAATCGTCCGGCATTTGATAATACTGGATAAGGCGGTCATGCTCGGCAGAGAAAGCGTCATAGAACTTCCGCAGGCGCTTCTTGCCGAAACCAAGGTGAACATGGAGGGTGTAAAGCACCATAGCGTCAATGTCATCGGCATAGCGCCTGTCGGCTTCCACAATCTGACGATTGATTTCCATGTCCATCGCTTTCTTCTCGGCGGCAGTTAAGACCGCACCGAACACCTTGCCGCCAGCTTTCTTAATCCTCATACCTCAATGTCCTCGAAGAAGACGGGATAGGTCTGTTTCAGCAGGGTCAGGAGCATATTGGCAACGACCCGCATATCGGGGTGAGCCGCTACGGGACAACGCATACGGCAGAAATGCCGCCATTCTCTGAGATCAGCGGTCATGACCACCTCGGTTTTAAGACTGTTCGGAAGGACAGACCGAGCTTCCTGCGGGGTGCAACCCTCGTTCAGCAGATCGAAGTAGGCGACCTCAGCGTTCTCGCACGACCGCTTCCAGATGTGGTAGGTCGAGTCGGTCTTGGCGAAGGTCGAGGGACGAATGACGGTGATCTCGCCACCGAAGCCCTCCTTACCATAATTGCAGTACCGAGTGGACTCCTGACAGAACGCTGCCAGACGGTGACGGACAATCTCATGGCTCACGCCCCGGTCGCAGATGAAGCGGACAGTGAGAGAGCCATGCTCAATGACAGCTTCGTGACCCCGCTTGATAATGCCCCGGACGAACTTCTCTGCACTTCCGTCCGTGATTTTGTCCTCGGACTTATAGCAAGTGCGCCCTGCGGCTTCGATGGTGGTCAGAAGGGTCTTATAATCGGGAGCGTTGATAAGCTCCACAGAAGGTTCAATGATTTTCACTTTCAGACTCCCTTTCATACCAAGGTTTGAAGTTGATAATCTGTTCATAGAGGTTATTTGCTCTGCCATCGAAACAGATTGTACGGTCATCAACATGAACGATGGAGGGAACTTTTCTTGCTTGAATTTGCACCATCGGGAACCCGTAGTGTTTCAGCCATTCAGCAATCGCCGCCTGTCCCTCAAAGGACTCCGCACGAGAAGAACAGATGACCACACATAAACCATCGCTTATGAGTTGTTCAATGACCTCTTTAATCCCTTCTACGGGAGGATCGGGGATAACAGCGGCACCCTTCCACCCGCTTCGGTAGGAATGAATTACGCCATCGAAATCGAAAGAAACCGTTGGAATATACATACTTCACACCCCCGCAACTTGGCTTGCCAGCATATCGGCTTGGTGTGTCCACAGCACATTCGGGTAATTGCGAACCGCACGGGTGTAGTCATTCCACTCGGACTTGTCGGTGAAAGCACCCATGTGATAGCGGATACACATGATTTCTTCATCAGTCAGCGTGTAGAACTGAGAGAGAGAAGCATAACGGACTTATCGCCGTGGCCTTTCAGAAGGGTGTCGGGGTTGTACTCCCATTTGGACGGGTCAGGGAGCAACATTCCGTCTACGACCAAATCACTTGCCGGGTGACGATACTGGTCGATCTTACATAGGTCATGGAACATACCCACGATGAAGGGAGAACGAGCCTTGCGCCAGATCAGGTGATTATCCTGAGTCAGCGTCAGGAGGAACTTCGTGACCATGTAGGAGTGTTCCAGAAGACCGCCCTCGTAATTACCGTGGTACTTGGTGGAAGCAGGGGCGGTGAAGAAGCCGTAAGCCATCAGGTACTCCATCATGTCATCGGAAACAACAGAGGTTCCGTCAGACAGCTTCATGAAGTTCATGAAATCAGTCACTTCGGACTTGGAGAAGCAGTCAGCCATGATAACCCTCCCCGAAATATTTCTCGCACTCGCTCACAGAGCAATCGCACATATTGAGAGGGTGACTATCGTCCCACTCCCCAAGTTCTACTTCTTTCACCTCGACATGATGTGAAAAAATGTCCAGAGCGTTAGTTGTGACTTCTTCGAGAGCGGTCTTTACATCTCTCTTGTTACATTCGCCAGCGGGGTCAACGAAATAGCCTGTGAATTTGAAAATCTTAGCCATTTTCGTACTCCTTTCTATGGATACTCTTTTCGCTGTCGAACCCGTCAGGGTAACGAGCCAGCAGCTTATCGACATTGTGCTGTGCCACATATTCAAGGGTCACACCCAAGCCGGTCGCCAACTGTGCGACATACCAGAGAACATCGCCCAGCTCGTCAACCATCTTCATCGGGTCGAAAGCATGACCCTGAAACTCGGTCTTTTTCAGAATGTCAATGCACTCTCCGGCTTCGCCGTTCAAACCGTAACAGCCGTTGCGAACCTTATCCCATGAAGTCAGGTCGCCGGAAGTACGCTCGGCGGCTTTCTGATAATCATTCAGTGTCATCGTCAGCGACCTCCATTTCCACCACCGTCATAATGGCGTAGTTAGCGAGGTCAATCAGGGTGTCTCGGATAGACTCGTCATTGACCTTCTGTTCACCGCCACGGGAGAGAGTTTTGAAGCGGCTGAACTTATCACCCAACCGAATACGAGCCATCGCCATTCCTTCTTCAACGAAGGTCTGGTGAAAGCTGTCACCGTAGTCATGGTTCTTACGCTCATAGAGATTGTTAATCTCTTTGCAGATTTCAGCGTGGCGCTGAACCTTGGAGAGCGAACAAATATAGGCTTCTGCCATTGTAGCTTATCCTCACTTTCAACATAGTTTTCAACATACCATTGGCGAGGGAGAACCTTTCAAATTAGCCCTCCCTCGCACTCGGTATCAGCCAAGGAGAGCTGCCAAATCCAACGGGGTCTTAGGAGCGGTCTGAGAAGCCGCAGGAGCGGTTTTAGCGGCGGGGGTAGTAACCGTATTGCCAGCGCCGCCCCAGCCCTCAGAGGGGCGCTTATCGGCCAAACGGACGAAGGTAATGCTTTGTCCGGGCTTCTTCTTGTTCTCCTGAACATCATGTTCCACATCGCACTCGATGAAGTGACCAATCAGGTCGGTGTGGTCGATCTCGGTCAGGTCGAAGTTACCGAGCGCAGTCTTGGCGAAGTAGCTGAAAGCGTTGTATGCACCCTCGTTGGGAGAGCCATCGGATTTCAGCAGAGAGAAGCGCTCGATGTGCTTACTGCCGTTCTGCGTCTGCATATAGATTTCCAGCTTGCCGAAGTCTTCCTTGTACTTCACATCGGTAATCTGAAAGACATGAGTACCTTCGGGAATGAGGGTGAAACCCTCGGTGAGTCCGATTTTAGCCATTGTTTTATCGTCCTTTCTTGATCTTGTAATAGTGTCTGCTATATTAGCAACGAGAGTTATTAGGTTTTCGGCACAATCGCTTTGACCTAAGCACCCACCTCCACAATAAACACCGAAATATTTATTGTAATAGATGGGGCAACCACCACAAACGCTCATACTTCTTTCATGGTGTGGAAATTGAGCTGTTCTGCATACTCGCAGGGGAAGATGATACCAACCAACTGGTCTTCGTCATCGGGGTACTTGGCGTACTGCTTGACCAGCAGGGCTTTCGGTACGCTCTTGTCGCTTTCCAGATCGTAAGCGTACAAGATTTCGCAGAAATCAGACTTCTCGATCAGCGACCAGTCATCATTGGTGATGGGAAGGGTCATGGTGCTGTCCTGCGTGGCGAAGATACGGACACAATCCTTGATTGCACCGTCCGGCTCAGGCATTACCGCCTTGACCAACGTGGCGTACTCGGTACAACCAACCTGAGAAATCAGGCGACCAATGCCATCAGGCATTTTCTCGTTGCTGTACCCGGTCACGCTGCGGATACCATCAGGAATGAGCATAAGTACGGACGGGGAAGCAAGCCAGCGTTCGTCCATGTACTCGTAGATAGCGCCGCCATCAGGGGCGAGGGACTTCACGAACTTGGAAAATTTCATAATTAAACCTCCGTTACTTTGTCATAGAATACGAAGATGGTGGACTGGTCAGAGTGAATATCACGAGCCGCTGTGAACAAAACTCCAACAAAATCGTCATCGGCATACTGGTCGAGAAGTTTGAGTAAATCATCTTTGCTCAATCTCTGCATACTCTGCGCCATTTCACGCACCTTCTTTCAAGGCTTTCGGGGAAATGCGGTAGCTGTCCTCGGTGGTCGTGTACTTCGCCAGAATACCGTCCGCTTTCAAAGCGTCTTTGTCGATCTTCGTGGTGGAAGTACGGCTGACTTCCCAATTATAGGCAGAACCAGCGATAGACACCTTCTTGTCACCGTCACGGAACTGAGCGATTGCGGCTTTCTTAATCATGTCGGTCAAGACCTTGTACCGCTTCTCGTCCTCAGCCACCTCAGCGGCGTGAGCGTCCAGCTTGGCTTTCAGGTCTTCGGCTTCCTTGACCAGCGCCGCCATGTCCGTTTCAGGAGACAGGTTGTTGGTGCGGAGGGCTTTCAGGATTTCAGCATCCTTGCGCTCGTCAAAGGCGGGAGAAATGCCGCTCTCCACATAGTCCTTCCACCATTTCAGGGCAGGCTTCACATACTTCTTCTCGAAGTCAGGATACCGCTCGGACACCTTGAAGGGACGGGTGATGGTATTCTCACCGCTGCACACGAACTTCTCAGGGGCATCGTAGTCCTTGGGTTCGAGGAAGGAAGCGACCATGATAACCTCGTCCACGCCGAGAAGGTAAGCGTACAACGCCGCCTGCAAAGCGTAATACTCAGGAATATCGTCCTTCCAGTCCTCGACACGCTTGGAAGTCTTCATTTCGAGGACGGTGGTGGGCTTACCATCTTTGCCATAGAGCAAGTAGTCCCACATACCGCCGAGAACGGGGCTTTCCCTAAAGAAGTCACCGTAGGTCTGACGGAAGTAGTCTTTGCCCCAAATGTCGGTCGGTGTGACCAGATTGCTCATGAAGTAGGTCTGCTTCATGTACTCGGCCTGCTTAGGCTCGATGGTCTTACCAGCGATGGTGTAGATCGTGTCCTCGAAAGGCTTCTGATAGGTGCGGGTCACTTCGCACCAAATCTCGAACGGTGTAGACCACGGGTTCAGACCGAGGATAGTGGCGAAGCGAGTACCGGTCAGCTTCTTCGGACGCTTGGGAGGGATAATCTGGATTTTGTTACCGTCAAGCCATTCCATTTTTGTCTACCTCCTTATAATTCACAAATTCATCAGCGGCACATTCCCGAACGGCAGTATCAGGATTGTTACCGTAGAGCTTACAGCAATCCGCTTCCAAGTCTGCATTGACGCACTTACGGCAATCAATTTCAATCATGCCTTAGCCCTCCTTCGCCGCCTTCATTTCGTAGCCAGCCAGCATATTGTTCACGCCCTCGATCAGAGCGTCACACTTGTCGGCTTCGATCTTGGAAAAGCCCTCGGTCTTCATGGCGATGGTCTGCACGAACTGTTCCTGCTCTGCGTCAATATCCATGAGCTTTTTCAGCAGACTTTTCAGCGTACCGACCTGTTCCTCGGTAGCCGCACCAGCAGGAGCGCCGGTCAATTCCTTCTTGATTTCCTGACGCTGTTCAGTGGTCACAGGGGGCTTCTTGGTAACGGCGGGGGCGGGTGCGGGGGTCGTATCAAACTCGCCGCTGTCGATACTGTCATGCTCCACAATGTCCAAAACGAGCTGCCACAGGTAGCGGCGAATGTAGGTGATAGAGCTGCCGGTCGCCTGCATTTCATTTGTGACCTGATTGCCAGCGTTGGACACGATGGGGGCGATGGGGGTGTACGGCGCAACAAAATCAATGAAGTCCTCACGGTCATCGACATTGTAGACACGAGCGGTCGCCTTGTCTCCGTACATGGACGGAACCATTATCAGACCGATTTCAAGGAAAATCTGCTCAGCCTTGGGAACAATGTCCGCCAACTCGAAATACTTATATTCGAGCTTCATGTGCTTGCCGCTCTTATCCACGCCAGCTTCAAGGAAGCGCACACGGGCAAGCTGCAACTTCTTGAACACATTCATGGTGGAATAATCCACCGCCGCAGTCTCAGCAGCTTTCTTGGTAGTAGCCATATTTATACCTCCAACATTTCTAATAATTTTTTCTTGATGGAATTGACTCTGCGGGTGTTTCGCTTGGGCGGCTTCTCTCCGAGAAAATCTCGGACATACTTTTTCGCCTGCCGGATATACCAGTCACGGTCAACCACATCAATCGTCAGGTGATTGTCGTTGTCTACGACACATTTTGCGGGGAGTCCGGCAATCTTGACGGGATTGCCAGTACCGAGGTGGATTTTGTAGAGGGTTCCGCACCGATGATCTTCCGTGGCATATACCCGATTGACCTTCTGCACGACCTCCATCTGACCGTCTACCTCATGGAGAGCGTCACCATACTTACTCCCGGCCTTAGCGACCAACTGGAAGTCCAGCAGGCGGTCGCAGCTCATGATGGTATCTTCGACCGGGATACCGTAGGCCAGATAATCCTTGACCGCCTTGGCGACCACACAAGCATTGTTATTGATGTTGAACGCTCCTGCCGGGGCAATTCCACGAACGAGAACGCCACCCTTGATTTTGGGGTCGCCCTCGAAGGGAACCTCGACATAATTGTTCACATCTTTCTGACAGATCATCTTGATAAGGTCTTCCTCCAACTCGAAGCCGGTTCTGTCCTGCCACTCCTGCGTGATCTCTTGATACATCGGCACATCGCAGTCATCAAGGCTGACCATGATACCATCGGTGTTGAGCTGAATGATCTTCAAGGTGGGACAGTCCTGAACAAGATGTTCCGCCATTTCGAGCAACTGCAACTGGCCTGAGATACATACCGAGCGCCCCATAAGCGGGTCATACAGGTCGTTGTAGCGGTTCAGCATAGCGCCGTAGGTGGTGTTCAGTACCAACTTCAAGGCGTTTGCCGTAGCCTTATCACCAGCTCTCTTTGCTTTAACACGCCGCTCAATGGTAGCGGCATACACATCGGGAGAGGGAATGTTTCTGCTACAATAACCGTTCAAGGTCATCTGGTGTGGATAGTAACTTGCAACATCTTTGTTGCGGATAGAGCGGGTTTCCGTGGCTTCCTCTCGGTAACACGGGATAGCTCCGTGAATACCGCCATAGGCGATGGTACAAGGACAGCCGCCTACCATCAGATCGAGCTTTTCCTTGAACACCATTTCGTCAGGAATACTCTTGTCCTTCAACCGTTCGAAGAAGTTGAACACTTCCTGCGGAATGTACTGACGAAGCAGCTTCGGCGGATACTGGTATTCTCGCTCGTCATAGTGTGGCTTTTGCTCTGCGTCAAGGTAAGCAGCGGTCAGCTTGGCGTTGGTCATGTAGAGGGCTTTTGCTGGATACAGCCCCTTTTCACGACCCAGCGTGAGCTTACTGGACAGGTAGCCTTGACGAAGATCGTCCAACCTGTCGGTTGCGTCAACATCATGGCGGCAGTAGAACTCGACCTCTCGCTTCTCGTCCTCAGTCAGAGGGCGGTCGATGTTAAACGGAACGGTGGTTTCACGAATGTCCATTCCAAGGTGCGCTTCGATTGCTTTCAAGGACAACCCCATCTGGCAATCGTCCATCAGGTCATATTGATCGAAGAAAATCCCACAGTCACGGAGAGGGGCGTACTCCCAGCCCTCGTGACCACCAACGATGATAAAATCGTTGACCGCCTTGATTTCTTCCGGCGTGAAACCTGAGAGAACCGCTTTCAGAATGAATTGGTCATAGTGCTTATTGTTGAACCCTGCCAACAGGGGTTCTTGGGTCATGAATTGTTCGACCGCTTCATTGTCATTCCAAATCTCGGTGTATTCCCCCGTGACCTTGTTTTTGAAGACAAAAAGCCAATCGTAGGCAAACACCTCGCAGTCGAAAATGAAAGGTTCAAGGTTCAGTGGTATCACCTCCTAATACTGCGCCCCATTGTTGCGCCATAGCGTCCGCAATACCGGGGAATGTTTTTGAACGGGCTTTGGAATTGTGGGGTATCCTTGCTCCGTAGCTGTCCCCCCCCGCCTTGCGGCCTGTTCCGGCAGGAACAAAGGGCTTCCATTCTGCAAGAACATTGGTGTAAACCAATGGCGGAAGATTTTTCAGCCAAAGATAGGTGAGTTTGCTCCACGGGTCGCCAAATTGATAGGGTTGTATTCGCTGATCTTCTTTTGGCAATTCAACGATTTTGAGAGGTCGGGGGTTCTCAATAGCCACTCGATCACAGTCAGCATTTAGAAATCGAAGGAAAAACGCTTTGGCTTCCATCGCCTTTTGGAATCGAGCTTTATCAATTTGACCCTTACGAGGATACATTCGACACGCTCCCGCATTACTCATGAAAGTGCAAGGCGGGTGAGCAATTATCAAATCCCACCGCTCAACATAATGAGCTTTTCCGTCTTCGGTTTTGAAAACCAGATACCGTCCAAGTAACAGTAGAGCGTCCACTTTAATGTGCCATTCCGGGTGTCCACCTGAACACTCCTGAATGTCACAGGAGTAGGCTTCATACCCCAAACGCCGAAATGCAATACAGACAGCTTGACTTTCCTCGCAGGCAACGAGAACCTTTATATCAGTTCTCTCCGTCAATAAACTTGCACCCCGCTTTCCGGTAGGTGGTACACCGCTTCTTGTAACTTCTCACGAGGTACTGGATACCATCGTCCACATAATCGTAGGCAATAGGCTCACCCTTTCCCTCGAAGGTACGAGCGATACGACCAATGCTCTGAGTTATTACAGCGTAATCCTTTTGCGGCGTAGTCAGGTACAGACGGTCGAGCCGAGGAATATCCAGCCCCTCTTTCGCCAGAGAGTAAGTGGCGAACAGATACCGCTTGTGTCCCTGCCGCATTTCCTCAATGGCCTGCTCCCGGAGAGCCTTAGCTTTCTTCGTGGTCATCTTCCCATCAATCATGACCGCCTGTTTTCTCAGGTCGGGCGGAAGCCTGTTCATCAGGGTTTCCAAATGCGTCAGCCGATCAGAGAGAATGAGATTGTAGTGATCTCGGTTTGCTACGAGGTCAGCGACAATCAAGTTATTTCGGGGATAACGGTCAGCGAGGAAATTGACCAACTTAGCGTAAATGATTGTACCGTCCGTGTCCAAGAACTCACGGCTGAGTCCTTGATGTGTGGCACGGGGTAGAACGCTGACGGTCATGATCTTGTCTTTCACCGCTTCCTCCGGCACTTGATAGGCAATCCCGCCCAGCAGAGCGTAGGTGGCGGCAATCATACCGTCTGCCCTGTGAACCGTAGCGGACAGGCCGTACTTGTGTCGAGCCGCCAGAGCGTTCAGCACCTTTGAGAACTGCGTCATAGTGGTTGGGGTTCCGGCTACACGGTGGCACTCGTCCACAATGATACAATCCCAAACATCACGGTATTGACTCAGATCGAGGTTACACATGGTCTGCACCGTTGCGAAGGTGATTGCCTTACCGATTTGAACCCTACCTTCGGTAATCGTGCCAGTCAGAGAAGGACTCATGTACTGCTCCGCTCGGCTTTTGCTCTGTATGAGCAAATCCCGTGTATGGGTCAGCCAGAGTGTCCTTCGACCTGTATCTGCCGCAACAGCAATTCCAATCTGCGTTTTACCACACCCCGCAGGGGCTTGAAGAATACCATAGTAGGCAGTTATCAGTGCTTCCTTGGCTTCCACTTGGTAGTCATAGAGCGGAATGGCGCAACCGAAGTCCACCTCGGTCGGTGTGGGAAGATTGATCTTCATGTGGCAATCGTCCATCGCCAACACATCATTCAGACAACCATAGGGGAGAACCAGCGTATCACCGTCCCATTGAAACAGGTACAACTTCTCAGGGGTATTGCCGACCCAAAAGTGCATACGGACTTTCTTGGCGTACTCAGGATTAGGAAGGATAAGCTGCTTCTTGCACCATGTAAGCAACTGCTCAGACGGGTTTTCAATTCGGAGCTGATTGCCAATAGTCACTTGCATTGGGACACCCACTCTCCGAGTGTGATACCGTATCGCCTAATATCGTTGGCAGACAGCACAGTTCGCAAAACGGACAATTCCAAAAGCGTAGAGAAGGAGATAAATCGAACTTCACCGGTTATCAACCTGATTGCAAACCAGCCCTCTCCATTCCCGGTTTCCTTCCAGAGCGTCATAGCGGAAAACTGGTTTTCTTCGATACGCTCCATCTTGAAAATGTTCTTAGAACAATCCTTACAGTCAATGGGATAGCTGACACCGTTTCGAGCCGCAATCACATCGAACGGCTGACCTTGGCTGTTCTGAGCGAGATTGTGCGCCCAAAAGCCACAACCCGACAGACTCAGGCATAAGTCTCTTTCAAAACCAGTGCCAACCTTGCGATTGACATTCATGTTTTCACTCCTTTCACCGCCCCTAACGGGGCGGGATTTACGAGATACCCGATCAAATGCAGAAGCCGAAGGACACGCCATAGGAGTCGCTGGCGTAGTCATCGTCGGCGCCGCCGCTGCCGCCCACACAACAGAAGCCGCTGGTGTTGCCGGAATAAGGAGAACGCTCCCACCTCCAATCCCTCTCACCATTCTGCTTGCACTTACCATAGGGCGTGTTCTCTCGCTTGTACCACTCGTACCACTTACCCTCACCCCCGCAGGAATAAATCTTGCGACCGAAGACCTCCTGCTCAGAAAGAATGAACAGCTTGTCAACGGAAGGAACCAGCATTTCGTTCTTACCGCTCTTGGCAGTGATTTTCACAACAGGCTTGATGACCGCTTTCAAATCAGCGGGAAGCTGCTTCTCGAAGAAGTTGCCGTTGAGCTTGGCACGGAGATAGGAAGCGTCCCAGCCGCCCTCGTTGGTAGACTTCTCATTCATAGGAATATCACCGTCAAGGGTTTCCACGGTTTCAAAGGTGATATGGGTCAGACTGCCGTCCTCAGCGTAGTCATGGTTGAACCCGATGATACGGGCAGTCAGGTAGGAGCCATCAGCCAGACGGAACTTCTTGGTATCACCGACCTCAAACATCTTGTCGGCAAGGCCGAAGGAGGAATACATATTGATCTCGTCCCAAGAACAGTCTTCCAGCTTGCAGCGTTTCGGAGAGGGGCGACCGCCGAACATGACACCATACACAGAATTAAGGTGAAGTTTGATGGTATCGGTATCCACATAGCCCGTAGGCATAAGAGTTTCGATCATCTTCTTCTGAGAAGCGATGGTTTTCTCCATCTTCTCGAACTCGTCAGCGAGTTTCGCAATCGTGCTATTCATAAAGTTCTCCTTTACAAAGTGATAGGTTCTGATATAATCAGATTGAGCTTTTACGCTTGCCGTTGATGGAAGTACCAGTTCCGTCAGCGGCTCTTTCTTTTTCTCGGCGGGGTGGGATAAAACGCACCAGACAGCTCACAGAACAGCCAGAAGCCGCCAAGGCCGATACCCATACGACCCATGCCTG